AAAGGTGTTACATTTTTGGGTTCTTATATCAAACCAAATAGAATTTACATTAAAAATTCAACAAAAGGTAATTTTTTTCAAAAAATAAGAGAAGCAAACTATATATTAAATAAGAACCCCAATAAAAATGATTTAAAAAAGATTGTATCTTCAATAAACTCATATTTAGGATTGTTTAGAGCGTATAAAACTTTTAAATTAAGAAAAAAAATGATTTCTTTAATAGATAACAAATTAAATTATATTTCTAATATATATAATTATAAAATAATCTTAAATAAAAAATTATGAATGAAATTCAAATTGGATCTCAAATATGGTCCACAGAAAATGCAGCAATAACAAAATTTAGAAATGGTGATGACATTCCATTTGTACCAAACATTACTGAATGGAGTGAATTAACATCACCAGCATACAGCATCAATGAAAACAATGATTATCTTTATAATTATTGGGTTATTACAGATAATAGAAATGTAGCACCTACTGGATGGAGAGTTCCAAATAATAATGATTGGAATATATTAATTAATTTTGCCAATGGTAATGATGTTGCCGGACATAAATTAAAATCAATTAATGGATGGACAGCAATCACGCAGAATATGGAAGGGATTGAAACAACCATTAATGTTGGTGGAACAGATGAATTTGGTTTTAATGCAAAACCAACAGGGTTTAGACATATGGATGGAAACTTTGCATTAGATTTATTGTCGCCTTATTTCACACAAGAATCCATTGATGAAAATTTATGCAAATATGTGTTTTTGTTTTCCGGATATGAATTTGGAAAAGGTGGCATGTGGAAAAAAGATGGTTTTCCCATTAGATTAATAAAGGAGTAATAGTTTTTGATTTTTTTTTAGATATTTATATGAATAAATAAAAAATAATAATGGCAAATCAAAAAGTATTCGTATCTCCTGGTGTATATACCTCTGAAACAGATTTAAGTTTTGTATCACAGAGTATTGGTGTAACCACATTAGGAATGGTCGGTGAGACGATCAAAGGCCCCGCATTTGAGCCTATCTTTATCACAAGTTATGATGAATTTCAAACTTTTTTTGGCAGCACATCCCCTGAAAAGTATATTAACACACAAATACCAAAATATGAATCTGCATATATTGCAAAATCATATTTACAGCAATCAAATCAAATGTATGTTACAAGAGTTCTTGGATTATCTGGTTATGATGCTGGTCCATCATGGTCAATAACAACCATTGCAAATGTAAATAATTCAACCATTGGTTTAACAGGAACAACTGGTGTTGGTCCAGGTTTTTCCATTTCATTTACAGGAACAACTGGGACAACTGGAACATTTGTAATCTCAACAGCAACTTACCCAAATGCTATAAGTTCTACAATATTCTCATCTGACACTTATACAAATAGCACAGGTGCAGTATCAACTTTCTATGATGATTTAAAAGCATTTGCAAATAATGTGGCAGGCTCAAACACCTTAACAGGTCAGACGTCAACATATGGTTCATTGCCAGTATCTGTGTATAATTCAATAACAGGTTCAACACAATCAGGGTTAACAAGTTATAACTACTTTGGAACAACTGTTGCATTAAATTCAAATGGAACACCTGTTGATGAAAATGATGTTTGGAATTATGCCACATTCACAAATACATCTGGTAATGTGTATGGAGGTTATTCATTTTATTACAACACATCTTCTTGGAATCAAGTTGGTGGGTCATTTACAGGAACAGTTACGGGAAACACTTATGTGTTCTCTGGAACAGCCTATACAGGTTATAGTGATATGGTTGTTGCAACCATTAGGTCAAGAGGTATCACAAGTTATTCATCCACTAATCATGGTCAAATTTATTCTTTAACAGGTAATACTTTAACAATTGATGGAGCAAATAGCACAACAATGAGTGGTGATCCATTTGGAAATTTTGTTTTAAGTGGGAATACAACAGGAAATTCAAACTTTACATTTAATGTTTCATTAAGACCAACAAATTCAAATTATTTAACAAATGTATTGGGAACAGATAATTTTGGAAAAGATAGAAATGATGTTCCAATTTTTGTTGAGGAGCATTATCCAACTTTATTGAATCAAGCATATAAACTTGGTTATATTAGAGGATTGAAAACCAATTTAACCTATCTACCATCAGCAAGAACAACAACAAACCCTTCAACCTCAATTGGATGGTATCTTGAAAAATATCAATCACCAAAGACACCATTTGTGGTTTCTGAATTGAGAGGAAATAAGGTTTATAATTTATTCAAATTTATTTCAATTTCTGATGGAAATAATGCCAATACAGAAGTAAAGATTTCAATCATTAATATGTCATTCAAGAATAGAACATTTGATGTATTGGTTAGAAGTTTTTATGACTCAGATACTGCACCAGTTGTATTGGAGAAATTTACAAATTGCACATTGGATGAAACACAAAATTCTTTCATTGGTAAGAAGATTGGAACAAGTGATGGCAAATATAATTTAGTTTCAAAATATATTATGCTTGAAATGGGAGATGAATTTCCATCTGATGCAATCCCTTGTGGGTTTATGGGTTATCCCCACAGACAGTACGGAACAAAATTATCCCCAACTGTTTTATATAAGACAAAATATTATTTCAATAATGAGGTGGTATATAATGAGCCATTTGCATCATCAAATACTGTTCCTGCTGACAATGTTAAAAGGACATATCTTGGTTTCTCAACAAGTTATGGATATGATAATTCATTATTAAATTATAAGGGAAAACAAAATCCAAATAGCATTATTGCAGATGGGTCAGAATGGAATGTGGTTACAAAAGGTTTCCATATGGATTCAGGTGCAACAGTTGTTACCATTGCAAATGCTTATACAACAAGTGGTCAAACAGCTTTTGAGGTTGGTACAGGAAGTTTCAATGTTGAACCAGAGGATAATACAAGTCCATACTATTACCTATATTCAAGAAAGTTTACATTGATGTTTGAAGGTGGATTTGATGGTTGGGATGTTTATTCTGAAAAAAGAACAAATGGTGATTCTTATCAAATTGGTGGGACAGACTACATGAGGGGAGCATTATCTATTCCTGGCAAATATGCTGCTGCAACTGGTCAAGGAACATTTAAGGAAATAACAGAAGGTGATGGTACTGTTGATTTTGCAACAACAGATTATTATGCATATTACAAAGGAATTTTAACATTCCAAAATCCAGAATCAACAAATATAAATGTGTTTGTTACCCCAGGCATAGATTATGTGAATAATAGCAACTTGGTTGAAAATGCCATTGATATGGTTGAAACTGATAGAGCAGATGCTATTTATATTGTTACAACACCTGATGCAAATCTTTTAACAACAAATGTGAATGATGTTATTTACCCACAAGAATCTATTGTATCATTGGAGGAAACAAACATTGATTCAAATTATACAGCAACTTATTACCCTTGGATTTTGGTTAGAGACCAAGTGAATAATACACAAGTGTATATTCCACCAACAGCAGAAGTTTGTAGAAACTTGGCATTAACTGACAATGTAGCTTTCCCTTGGTTTGCATCAGCAGGTTATAATAGGGGTTTAGTTAATTCAGTTAAAGCAAGATTAAAGTTAACACAAGATGATAGGGATACTTTATATCAAGGAAGAATAAATCCAATTGCAACATTCTCTGATGTGAATACTGTAATTTGGGGAAATAAAACCTTGCAAATTAGGGAATCAGCATTAAACAGAATTAATGTTCGTAGGCTATTACTACAAGCACGTAAATTAATCTCTGCGGTTGCTGTGAGGCTACTTTTTGAACAAAATGACCAGATAGTCCGCCAACAGTTTTTGGATACAGTAAATCCAATCCTAGATGGTATTAGAAGGGATCGTGGTCTTACTGATTTCCGTGTTACAGTTTCAAATGACCCAGAGGATATTGATAGAAATACAATGAGTGGTAAAATCTATATCAAGCCAAGTTCCTCACTTGAATTTATAAATCTTGAATTTATTATAACCCCTACTGGTGCTTCGTTTGAAGATATATAATGATGGATTTTTTCATCATTAAGTATCATAATGGTGCATAATGATGGATTTTTGCAACATTAACCCCCCACCTCAATGTAGAAGTGGGGGGTTTTTTATTGCAATAAAATAACACATTCATTTACTTATTGTTTACATATTTTTATTTTTTTAATATATAAAAATCAACAGATGAAAACAAATATTAAAAAAACAAAAGAAAGAAATAATCTACCAATTTATATTGTATTTGGTTTACTTTTTTCATTTTTCTTAGGATTAGTGAATTCTCCAAACAAGTTTAAATACACACCCCAATCAATCATTCCAAACATTGAACCAGCACAAACAAAAATTGAAACAGTTTTTATTGAAAAGGTTATTGAACCCATTAAGGTGAAAGTTGATACAACAGAATCAATTATACCAGAAAATGATGCACTTGAAGGTGTTACAATAATTGATGAGGATTCTTATGGAAAAAGGTCATATGTTTATGATATCCGGAATATGGATAAGACTGAATTAAGAAAACATCTAAAAACCAATGGATTTAGAAATTTGGAAAATGCAACATTGGTTCAGATGAGGAGAATGTGGATGGCATTTCATTATGAGAGTATGTTAATGAATTTACATCTATTGACAGAATTCCCCATATCTATGCTGTATTCATTCTTTATCATTGAGGCAACCACTAATGGCATTGAGAGCAACTTATGGCGACTGCACGCAAATGCAGGGGGAATGAAGGCATTTAAGGGGTATGGTTCTGTCACATATAAAACCTATGAGGTGATAAGGGGAA